AATCTAGCAGATTTTTTAGGAGATGAAGTTTTATCACCATTAGGTGCTAAAATGGTTGATCACTTTAATGAGTATAAAGAATCACGTGCGGATTGGGAAGATACTTACAGAAACGGTTTAGATCTTTTAGGATTTAAGTATGAGAGAAGAACAGAACCTTTCAGAGGAGCTAGTGGTGTAAACCATCCTGTTCTTGCTGAAGCGGTTACACAATTTCAAGCGCAAGCTTACAAAGAATTATTACCAGCGGATGGTCCGGTTAGAACTCAAATTTTAGGAGCAGTTGATGTTGCTAAAGAAGAGCAATCTAAACGTGTTAAAGATTTTATGAACTATCAGATTATGGATCAGATGAAAGAATATGAACCCGAGTTTGATCAAATGTTATTTTATCTCCCCCTATCAGGATCAACTTTTAAAAAAGTTTACTATGATGATTTGTTAGGAAGAGCCGTTTCAAAATTTGTACCTGCAGATGATTTAATAGTACCATATTCTGCAAACAGTTTAGAAGATGCAGAAGCAGTTATTCACGTAATTAAAATTTCTGAAAATGATTTAAGAAAACAACAAGTAGCAGGATTCTATAGAGACATAGAATTAGGTTCACCACCAGTTACAGAAAATCAATTACAAGATAAAAAATTAGAACTTGAAGGAATCGCTAGAGATGGTCAAGAAGATCAGTATACTTTGTATGAAGTACATACTAATTTAGATTTAGAAGGTTATGAAGATATGGGAGGAGATGGTGAGCCAACAGGAATTAAACTTCCTTATGTTGTAACTGTATCTCAAGCAGGACAAAAAGTTTTATCAATTAGAAGAAACTACGGCGAACAAGATCCATTAAGAAAAAAAGTAAACTACTTTGTACAATTTAAATTTTTACCTGGAACTGGTTTCTATGGTTTCGGTTTAATTCATATGATCGGTGGTTTAACTAGAACTGCAACAGCAGCGTTAAGACAACTTCTTGATGCAGGAACTTTAGCAAACTTACCCGCAGGATTTAAGTCTCGTGGTATTAGAGTTAGAGATGATGCACAACCCTTACAACCCGGTGAGTTTAGAGATGTTGATGCTCCTGGTGGAAACATCAAAGATCAGTTTATGACTTTACCTTTCAAAGGTCCAGATCAAACTCTTTTACAATTAATGGGAATCGTAGTTAACGCAGGTCAAAGATTCGCGGCCATCGCTGATATGCAAGTTGGTGATATGAATCAACAAGCTGCAGTTGGAACAACTGTTGCATTATTGGAACGTGGTTCTCGTGTTATGTCTGCAATTCACAAAAGAATATATGTAGGACTTAAACAAGAATTTAAATTATTAGCAGAAGTATTTAAAACATACTTACCACCGGTGTATCCATATGATGTACCTGGTGCAACAAGAGAAATTAAAGTACAAGACTTTGATGATAGAATAGATATCTTACCTGTAGCAGATCCAAACATCTTCTCACAGACTCAAAGAATCTCAATCGCACAAAGTCAATTACAACTAGCGCAATCAAATCCTCGTATGCATAATCTATATCAAGCATATAGATCTATGTATGATGCGCTGGGTGTGAAAAATGTAAATGCAATTTTGCCACCGCCTGCTCCACCACAACCAATGGACCCGGCATTAGAAAATATTATGTCAATTAATGGAAAACCATTTCAAGCATTTCCAGGACAAGACCACAAAGCACACATCGATGCGCATTTAGCATTTATGTCTATCTCTATGGTGCAAAATAATCCTGCAGCAATGATGAGTTTGCAAAAAAATATACTTGAGCACATTTCATTTATGGCACAAGAACAAATTCAATTAGAATTTGTAGAAGAAATACAAGAAATGCAAATGATGCAACAACAAATGGCACCAATGATGCAAAATCCACAGATGATGCAACAGAATCCACAAGCAATGCAGATGCAACAACGTATTCAACAGCTAACTCAAACTATTGAATCACGAAAATCTAAATTAATTGCTGAAATGATGATTGATTACGCTAAAGAAGAGGACAAAATTAGCTCTGAAGTAGGTGGTGATCCATTATTAAAACTAAGATCGCGTGAATTAGACATAAAAGCTAAAGCCGAGCAAGAACAAGCTATGAATAGGGAGTCAAGACTTGATTTAGACACTATGAGAGCGATGATGAACGACCAACATCACGATGAAAAGCTAGAACAGAACGAAGAACTAGCTGGACTACGTGCAGGAGTCTCTTTGGCCAAACAAACAATGTCTGATCAAAGTAAGATTCACGATTTCGGTAGAAATTTTAAGAAAAAATAGATATAAATCAAACCTAGGAGAAAATTATGGTTAAAAAAATGAACAAAGGTCGAGACAACGTAAAAGTTGTTCCTGAACTTGGTGCAAACGCACAAGGCGAGCAACAAGGTGGGATTCCTGTAGAAATGACTGATCCGTTTACATCACAAACGGTTGTAGTTAGAGGTACAAAAAGAATGAGACCCGACAAGAGACCTGTAAAAGCTACTTGGTACTAATATGTGGTTATCGGCAATTAAATTAGCCGTTTCTGCTGGTAGTAAAATTTATGCTAACAAGCAGAGAACGAAAATGGCTATGTCTGACGCGCAGTTAATGCACGCATCTCGTATGGCCGAAGGTAAGGAAGCTTACCAAGGAAAACTTTTAGAAGCCCGTCAGTCAGATTGGAAGGACGAGGCAGTTTTGATAATTCTCTCGGCGCCAATCGCGATTTTGGCCTGGGCGACTGTAAGCGACGATCCATCAGCTATGGAGAAAGTGAATGTGTTCTTCGAACACTTTGCAGCACTCCCAAGTTGGTTTACTAATTTGTGGATCCTTGTCGTTGCGAGCATATATGGTATAAAGGGAACACAAATATTTAGAAACAACGGAGGAAAAAAATAATGGCAAATCCAAGATTTAACAAACAAGTTAGCCAACCAAGAGGACAAGTTGGTAGAGTAAAAAAAGCGATGGGCGGAATGTCTACTAGAAGAAGAGATATGGCCGATGGCTACTACAAAGACGATATGGGTATGCAAGGTGGAGCAATGTACAAAAAAGGTGGATCTGTTAAAAAGAAAAAACAGGGATACAAAGATAGAAAAGATGAATCTATCGCAATGAGAATCAGAAAAAAAAGAACTAAAAAACAATTAAAAGCATCAAGAGATGACTCTTATGGTAAGTCTGGTTCTAAAGCGAAAAAATCTGGCAAAATAAACAAATAGGAAAACTTTATGGTAAAGCCAATAAGTAAAAAGAAGAATCCTGGTTTAGTTAAATTAGCTAAAAAGAAACCCGAGTTAGCAAAAAAATTTGGATACAATCCAAAAAGAATAGTTGCTAAAAAAGGTGGGAAAGTTAGATAATGGCTAAACTTTGTCCTGCAGGAAAAGCTGCCGCTAAGAAAAAGTTTGATGTATACCCAAGCGCATACGCAAACATTTGGGCATCTAAATATTGCAAAGGCAAAGTAGGTAGAAAGAAATTAAGAAGTGGTGGGTTAGCGAAAAAAGGTATGGGCTGTGCAATCAGATGAGCGGATTAAAAAAATGGTTGGACGACAAATGGGTGGACATTGGAGCACCGAAGAAAAACGGGAAGTACCAACCTTGTGGGAGAAGCAAAGGCTCGAAGAGGAAGTATCCAAAATGCGTCCCACTTGCAAAAGCCACACGGATGACAAGTTCGCAAAAGGCGAGTGCTGTCAAACGAAAAAGAGCGGTCAGTAACAAAGGACCTAAACCAACTAACGTTAAAACATTTGCTAAAGATGGTGGTATGATAGGGCAAGCACAAAGAAATTATAGAGGTAGCTACATAGATGGTAGTTTAGGTGGAGTACAAGTTAGTAATCCAAGTTTAAAAAAATACTATAAAGGAATGTTATAATGAATAAAAACAAAAAAAATAAAGTAAAAAAAGTAATTAAAGGTTTAAAGAAAGCTTCTAAATTACACGCAGGACAAGCTAAAATATTAAAAAAAGTAATTAACCGAAAAAAATAATATGAGAAAACAGGATAATATGCCTGCAAGAAATAAGAAGAATTTCAGATCTACAAAATCTGGAGCAGGAATGACTCGAGCCGGTGTTGCTTCCTACAGAAGAAAAAATCCCGGTTCTAAATTAAAAACAGCTGTGACTGGTAAAGTTAAAAAAGGGTCCGCTGCCGCTAAAAGGCGAAAATCATACTGCGCAAGAAGTGCAGGACAAATGAAAAAATTTCCTAATGCTGCGGCCAATCCAAATTCGAGACTTCGACAGGCACGTAAGCGATGGAAATGTTAGATAAATTTTTACTCTTATTTTTTGGAAAACTTGATGATGCTATTGCATTTGTTGAGACTTATGTTATTAAAATGACTGAATGGTGTTGGCACACACGTGTTAAACTTTTAAATAAAAAAAGGAAGAAAAAATGAGAACAGTTATATTAGATGCATTGGAAGCTAGGTATGAAGCTCAAATTTTAGAAGCGGATGCAACACTTAAAATTTACTTGGAAAATTCTGTAGGTATTGGAGAGCATCCACAACATATAGATGAAGTAGATAAACTAATCGAAAAAATTGCAACAGCAGAAGAGAAAATAAAGGTGTTGCAACAATTCAAACTATAAGGAGAGAAGATGGAAGATTTAATATTAGTAGACAAACTAAAGAAAAGAGTAAACGCAACCCTACAACAAATTGGAGATAGTATGATTACTGGCGGGGGTGACAGTATGGAAAAA